TATCAGACAAAAGTCCAGACGGAGCCAGACGGAACTGTCACCGTGATACCTGAAGCTAACGTAACTGGGCCTGCGCTGATGGCATTCCTGCCAGTGTTGATGGTTGAGCTTACGTCAATCGTGGCATCGTTCTCTGTGTAGCCTTCGCCGCCAGATACCGATCTACCGGCTGGATACGTGACAAATACGTCTTTTGTACCTGCGCTAAAATTTACAGCTGATCCAGCATTGCTGGAGGCTAAAACGGTTGTACGCGCCAAAAGCGTACCCGCCAAGGTGTATGTGCCAATCCCCACCTCCCACTCTGATCCAGTCTGTCCAGCAATGGTGTAGTAGGTGGTGTTGGCGTTTCCAACAACAGCAAACGATTGATAGCCAGTCGATGCCCCAAGAAGCGTCACTGTTCCAGTACCAGTCGTAGTGGTAGTTTCTTTTACCCGATCTGCAAGTACCAATGCCATTGTTTATCCTTACGGCGTTGTGTCAATCAATTCCCATGTGGTTGGCTCATCTGACTGAATCAAAGACCATGCCGTACCCTGTGTATTTGTTATATTTTGCCAGTTTGCCGTTTGACTGTCGTCAATTAACTTCCAGTAAATAGCAATTACAGTTCCAACTGCGCCACCCGCTTGCACCCCGGTTAACGTCTGACCGCCAGCTAGATTTGCAATTAAACCCGAAGAGTTAACCCCTGTCAGGGCAATTTCTCTATCCGCTACCCCAACAGAACCAACCCCGCCGGTAGCCAATACAAACGTTAACGGCTGCCCAGCCGTATCATTACCAACACTGCCTATTGCCCCTACACCCGTCAATGCAACGACAAGCGTTACTTCTGCAAGCGAAGAAAACGGAGCAGCAGAAAACGAGGAAATGCCAAACATTTCTTAACGGCTTACGCCGCTCCGTTTATGTTGTTGACAAGCGCAACAGCGCAGTTGTCGTGGTGTTAGAAGGCATTGTCAACGTGAAAGTTCCAGCAGTAATTGTTTGTGAGCCAAACGTGTGGACACTGATAGCCTTGTTGCTTTGCGTTGAGTTGTACAGCAGTACAGTATCAAACGCCGTTGCCAATGTCACTGTTGTGTAGGTAATTGACCCTGAAGGCGTAAAAAACGCTACGCCCGCAGTTGCTGAGGTGTTGGTTGAAGTTGGAGCCGTGGCATTTGTTACCACCACGCCGCCACTTGTGTAGCCAGTACCCGACACCTCAGTGGCGTCGGATGTCGTGAAGGCAGTCGTGCTGGCGTTCTTAGTAGCCGTCGTTAAGTACAAAGCCGCTTTAAGCGTATCTGTAGCGGGTGATGTCAAGCTGCCACGGGATACGATGGTTGAAGTGCCAAGCTGGTGTTGACCGAGCATCAGTTCACTCATGAAAGAAGTACACATTGATTGGGTATTTGCCATGATTTATCCTTTAGCCGATTGATGCTGTTTCGCCGCCGCCAAAAACAGGAGACTTCTTCATGGTTACATGGGCAGACCGGTGGACAAGTTCACCCTCTAGCCAGTACTCAACCCATGTGGTGAGTTCATTGTCATTATCGACTGTACCTTCTCGCTTTTCAAGCAAAGAATCATCCATGTCGCCTTTGGTTGTGGTTACAAGTGCCATTACACAATCCTTATGAGTGCTGACGTGCTGGTGTTAGCAGGCATCGTCACGGTAAAAGTTGAGGTAGATGTTTTGTCATTACCAAAGTCCAAAACACAAATTGCGCCGTTTGCTCCGGCTTTATAGATCAACGCGCCACGGGAGGTGATTGCGCCTGTCCACGCTGGAGAAGTAAAGGATACATACACAACACTGCCAGAAGATGTAACTTCAGAAGAAACTGTAGCAGTAACAATCTCTCCACCAGCAATGTAATTTCCGCCAGACGACTCACCTGTAGCAGTGTACGCCGTGGTGGTTTCATCTAACGTAGCATCGTTGGTGTATAAAGCCAAATAGAACGTGTCGGTCGTCAAATTGATTGACGCATTAGCCAAGCCACTACGCAGGGTGTTGCAAGAGAAGTTACCGGTAAATGACATTACGTCACCGCCTGTCTATACTGCCCAGACCTGTAAGCATCCTGACGCTCCATACCATCGCCAAGGCGTTTAGCCAAAGCAAGAGCTTCTTTGTATTTGCCGTCATACAACGCCAGCATGTCAGTTTCACCCTTCATGTAGGTATAGGCTTCAACTAGAGCGCCGTACAGCAGTACAGTGTCAAAGTTGTCGCCTAACCATGTTGTGGATGCTGTGACAATTGATTCGGGGTAGTAATAGTAATGCAGTTCAACACTGTACCCAGCATCAGGTGTTGGGCCAAGAATAAACGACAGCTCATTGGAAATAACGCTTGACGCTACAGCCGGGCCAAACAAAGCGTAGTACTTTGGAATGGCTGTGTCTGTCGGAGTTGGGTATGCCTGACGAATGAAGTTCACATCTTTGTTTAGCAAGTACTCATACGCGCCCGTGCCATCAATAACCGCCATTGAATACACAGCAAGAAAGTCATCAGGACAGGACAAATATTTGTTGCTTGCGGTTGTTGTGCCTGTGACATTCTTACGAATGGATGGAAACTGAACTGTGTTGTAGATGCGTTGCTCTGCCTGAGTTATGAACGTGTTCATATTCGCCGTCGGAACGGTGTTCTCAGTATAGTCAGTGACCGCAACTACAAGCTCGGCGTAGTTCATGCCATTGGGCCTCTAGACATCAAGCCTTTGGTAGCCGCACCTGTGCCGCGCATTTTGATACCGTCGGTTTTGATTTTTTCCTCGCCAGCAGCTTTACTGATATTGCCAACGCTCATGTTGACTGTGTCGGCTTTGCTGCGGTTTGGCATTTTGCCGGGGTTGGGTTCAATACCAACAGCTTTGCCTTTCATGGTGTGCGGTTGTGCGTACACCATAGCGTTGCCAACTTCTTTACCCATTCGTTTGTCGCTGAATTTAGCCATTATCGGCTCCTTTGATTGTTTACCCGCGCCATGTTGCGACCAACAGCTTTCATTTGGTCAGTGGTCACGCCACCTTTGGCTAGCTTTGTCATAGGCTTGCCGGGATGAAGTCTTTTCTCGTGCTTGTGCACGGCTCCAGCCATCATCTTTTTGTCCTGCTTCATGTCCGCTTTGTTCATTTTGAACTCCTTATGTCGTTGCTATCGTTACTGTACCAATTTCTACCGCTAACACCAAGTTATTTGGTGTTAAAAGAGTGTCAAACCCGCTTGCTCCACCAACAGGGTTCCAACCCCACTGAAAGATTCGACTGCCCCCACCCAACTCACCATCTGCCAGTAAACCTGAAATCACATAACTCCGGTCAGGCCGTGGATTTCTCAAAGCCTGTGGGTCATCCACCGGGAACATTCCCAACTGCAACTGCGGATGGTCTGGGTCCCAGCACGCATGACAAACCATTAAGTTATATTCCTTTGTCTTAATGATCTCGGTCTTGAGAACGCTCAATTTAAATCGTTGACCACAACGGTCACACTCAGCAATTGCGTTCTTGCCAGAGGCGTAACGATTACCCACGCTTACCTCCCAATGTAGGTTTGGCGGGGTACAAGTCTTAAAGCTGCCTTTTCATGATCTTCGTATGCTGCCAGTTCCCAAGCCTCGTCATACTGTGCTTTTAGTATGGGCAAACGCTCCATGCCTGTAGAAATTTTCATGCCGATGTAGTACGACAGACCAGCCGCCATACAAGGAATAAAGCGAAACGGCACGTCCATGATATTGACACCGCCGCCTGCGTCTTGGGTACGTCGCAAGCGCCAATACACCAATTGATAGGTCTGGGCATTGTCTGGGGTAGGCCAAACGGTGACTGCTGGAACTTGCTGCCAATAGACGGTAGCCGCAGCCGTATGCGCCGCTGCAATTGTGTTTTGTTGCCCACGGAAACAACTGAATAATGTCCCGCTGACGGCGTTTGTGTCTTGAGTGATATACCCGTAGTTGATGATTTCGCTATCAATTTTTATGAACCCAGCTGCGGGTAAACCCGTAACATCACTCAACACGATTGTGTCTGATGTACTTGTGATTGTTGTGGTTAACGTAGAAGAGACAGGGCTAGTCTGCCCGTTGTATCGTTGAATCCAAATCTGAATAGGTCTGGCTTGGGTAATCTTGTTGGGGATCGTAGCGTAGGTAGAAACGCTAATCCTTGTGATGCTTAAGTCAGCCTGAGTTGCAGCTACGTTTGAACCTGTGCGTATAACGTGTTCCAGCAAATCAATGGTGTCGTCCGGCAGAGGGTAAGTGTTCTGTCCTTGAACAAGATCAATCACGCCAGTCTCAATCGTCCACAGGTTGATGCCACGGTTTGCCCAGTCAGCAAACATGATGTTTAAACTGCGTCTGGCTGTGCGCAGGTCATATCCAGTACGTAGCTCACCACCGGCGCGTTCAAACGCCTCTTCGACCAGTTCGGTCAAGTCGAGGTTAAAGCTGGTTGCACCGGAAGTATTTGCCATTATCTAAATCCTGCCGTTTTCTTTGCCACTTTAGGCGGTTGCTTTACGAATTGTTTCCCTTTAGCTTTGC